GTGCTACCAGACTTTTTGACTGTATGCCCGTGGCCATCAACCTTCTGCTACGCATGTACTTTGGCTCCTTCATCGCCACCATGAATAAGCACTGCATTAGCCTCCCTTCTGCTGTTGGAATCGACCCGACTGGACCCGCTTGGACCTCCCTCTACCACCGACTTGCCAAATTTGGCGGCAACGTGATAGCCGGCGACTACAAAACATGGGATGGAAATCTGGACGCGGACGTCATGATGAAAGCAGTTGAAATCATCAACCGCTGGTATAACGACGGCCCGGTGAACGCGAGGATGCGTCGTGCTCTTATGCATGATTGTATTCACATGTTCTCCGTTGCCGGAAACGTTATTGTCCAAAAACACCAAGGACTACCAAGCGGCGTTGCTATCACTGCTGACATCAATGGCCTCTGCAACTGGCTCTACATCCTCGTCGCGCTTATAACACTTGCTGCCGAAAAAGGCACCGACCTTAGCCCCCGAGAACTCAGCGATTTGCTGGAAATTTCCGTTTACGGAGACGACCATGTGATCGCCCCCCACCCCCTCATCCAATCCTGGTTTAACTTCAACACTCTTGCCGCCTTCTTTACTGCCCACAACATTAAATATACCGACGCCTTGAAAACAGAAAATGCCTCCCCCCCCGACTTCATCCAGCTCCAGAACGAGTGTTCCTATCTTAAACGTAGGTTCACTCCGCATGGAGTCCACACCAACCGAATGCTTGCCCCCCTCGCCGTCAACTCCATAACCGAACTGACCAACTGGAATAGGAAAAGTGACGATCCCGTTGCTCTTTTCTACGAAACCCTCAACTCATTCAACTCCGAAGCCTTCCATCATGGACCTCTTTTTTATTCAGAAAATATCGCCATAGTGAATTCCGCAATAGCTGCACTCCGTCAGAACTGTCTGTCAACCACTGCTGCTGCCCGATTTATTAGCATAGAGAATAAGTATGAGGCGCACGATCTTCGTTGGAACAACAACTTCCACTGATCGCGTGCTTGCATACACCTAGCAACGACAAATTGTTATTAATCACAGGTCCTTTGGGGCTTCAGGTTTTTCACCAGAAAATTTTCCTGCCGCATCTGCGGGTGAGTTCTAACTTTCTGGCTCCTTCACGGGAGAAGATAATAACGGCGTGCCGTTGTTAGTTTTTAGCTGGATAAAATAGAGACGTAAAAAAA